TATCATACTGTCTAACAAATGGGGTGCAGTTCAGATTCGGCGGAAGTTCTAATTCCAACAAAGTAGCAATCCTTGAGGAAGGCATGACCTATACGCCAATTTCCATCAGTCCGGAGCAGGCGCAGTTCCTTGAAACGCGCAAGTTCCAGTTAGACGAAATTGCGAGGATTTTCCGCATCCCGCCGCACATGATCGGCGATTTGGAACATGCAACCTTCTCGAACATTGAGCAGCAAAGCTTGGAATTTGTCACTTATACGCTGGAGCCGTGGCTCGTACGCTGGGAACAGTCCATGCAGCGCTCGCTCCTTTCTCCGGAGGAAAAGAAAAGCTACTTCATCCGCTTTAATGTAGACGGGCTCCTGCGGGGAGACTACCAGAGCCGCATGAACGGTTATTCGACCGGCATTCAGAACGGAATTTTTTCCGTGAATGATGTGCGGGAACTTGAGAACATGGATCTCCTTTCCGACGAGGAAGGCGGCAATATCCACGTCCTGAACGGAAACGTGGTAAAGCTCGCGGATGCCGGATCAGCATACAATCAGAATTCAAACAAGGGGGATACCAATGGAAAAGGCAAACAAGTTCTGGAGATGGGCAAGAAACAAGCTGTCCGATCCAGCAAATCCCGGACAGGAAACGGAAGAACGGACGCTGTTCCTTGACGGTACAATCGCGGAAGAGAGCTGGTTTGACGACGACGTCACTCCGGCTCTTTTTAGATCGGAATTGGAAAGCAGCTCCGGTAACATCACGGTATGGCTGAACTCTCCGGGCGGCGACTGTTTTGCGGCAGCACAGATTTACAACATGCTCCGCGACTACAAGGGCAAGGTCACAATTAAGATTGACGGTCTTGCGGCTTCCGCGGCAAGCGTCATTGCGATGGCTGGCGACAAAGTTCTGATGTCTCCGGTCTCGATGCTCATGATCCACAATCCGAGCACAGTCGCTATGGGCAGCACTGACGAAATGCAGAAGGCAATCGAAATGCTGGACGAGGTGAAAAACTCCATCGTCAACGCTTACCAGACAAAGACCGGCCTTTCGAGGAATAAGCTTAGTAAGCTCATGGACGAAGAGACCTGGATGAATGCCGGGAAAGCGGTCGAACTGCATTTTGCGGACGGTGTGATTGAGAGGAGCTCCCTCTATGGTAGAAAACCGGAAACAGAGCCTGACGAAACACCTGCTGAGGATGAACCGGACGAAAGAACCACATCAGAAAAGGAATCCGATGAGGTTGAGCCGAAATCCATGCTCTTCTCCCGTTACAGAGCTGCGGCAGCCATGAACAAGAAGCTCTGCGACTACTGCAGGGAACATTCCGAAAAACCGCCTGATAACGAAAAGCAGGCAAAAGTTTACAACACAGGCAGATCGGTCGAAGACCTCGAAAAGCGTCTCGACCTCATGAAACAGTTCATTTAATAGGAGGACAACATCATGAATGTACAGGAATTAATTAATAAGAGAGCCAAGGCGTGGGAAACGGCAAAGGCATTTCTCGAATCCCACCGCAGCAGCGGCGGTATCCTTTCTGAGGAAGACGGAGCTGCCTACGACAAGATGGAAAAGGAAATCACCAACCTCACAAAGGAAATCGACAGGTTGAACCGCCAAAAGTCTATCGAGGAACAGATGAGCCAACCGGTCAATACTCCCCTTACCGGGAAGCCAGGTGCCGGAACAGAGAATAAGCCGGAGAAATACGGCAGAGCATCTGACGCCTATGCGAAAGCAATGCTTACAGCCATGCGCAGCGGCTTCCATCAGGTGTCGGACATTCTGCAGGAAGGCACTGACGCGAACGGCGGTTACCTCGTTCCGGAAGAATGGGACTCCCGCCTTATCGACAAACTCACAGAAGAAAACATCTTCCGCAGCCTTGCAACGACCATCACTACGTCCGGCGAGCACAAAATCAACATTGCGGGAACGAAACCCGCAGCGGCATGGATTGAGGAAGGCGAAGCGTTGACTTTCGGAGATGCGACGTTCGACCAGATCGTCCTTGATGCACACAAGCTCCACGTGGCCATCAAGGTAACCGAGGAACTGCTTTACGACAACGCCTTCAATCTGGAGAACTACATCATTGACCAGTTCGGCAAAGCGTTCGGCAATGCCGAAGAGGACGCTTTCCTGAACGGCAGCGGAACCGGAAAGCCGACCGGCATCTTTGCGGACAAGGGCGGCGGTGTAACGGCTGTAACCTTAAGTGGTACAAAGCTCGCGACGGATGATATTCTCACCCTGATTTATGCCTTGAAGCGCCCGTACCGCAAGAACGCCTGCTTTATTCTGAATGACTCCACCCTCGCGGCAATCCGCAAACTCAAGGACAACAACCAGGCCTACATCTGGCAGCCGTCCTATCAGGCTGGCGAACCGGACAGGCTTTGCGGCTACGCTGTGCGCACTTCCGCTTATGCGCCTGCTCTTGAAGCCGGAAAAGCCGCGATCGCCTTCGGTGATTTCAGCTACTACAACATCGGTGACAGAGGAACCAGAAGTTTTCAGGAACTCCGCGAGCTCTTTGCCGGTAACGGAATGATCGGCTATGTGGCGAAGGAACGTGTCGACGGCAAGCTTGTGCTGCCGGAAGCTGTCCAGATCCTGAAAGCTGGAGCAAGTGCCTGAATCAACTGATTCAAAAGTGGAACAGAGGCGGTGACACATCATGCTGATTACACTGGATGAAGCAAAGCTTTATCTGCATATTGACTCTACAGATGAGGATTCCGTGATAACGGGATTTATAGAAACAGCAGAGAAGCTGTGTATGGACATTGCACGTGTAGACGAAGCAGAACTTCTTGCTTCAAAAGAAACCGCGCGGATTGCGGAACTTTACGCGGTGGCCTATCTAT